ATAAATCAACAGACTGTGCGTAATTCTCAGGCTCCCTACTCTTTGGAACAAATCGGAGTTCTTAAGCAGTTATGTCGAGAAGCTGGGTATGACCTAGAAAAAGTGAAAGTTCAAGCCCCAGTTGATGCTAAAAACATGTTTCCCAACCCTGCACTAAAAAAGCTTGAGACATGGCACAGAGGTGGCGAAGGTCACGCGCTTGACGCAATCCGACACGCTCTACTGGCTTTAGCTAGACAAAGTTGGATTCCTAGGGCATTATTAAATAATGAAAAGTAACTAACACGATTTGCCCCACGGGGTCTTATTTTGTGTTAGTATCTGTACATAACTACGAAAGAGGTAGCAGTGGCTGTATCGGCAGAATTGGACCCAAACGGGACTCACATTCTTATAAACGCTGATTGGCGATACAAAGAGCTGTGTAAAAGCATTCCAGGCTCCTCTTGGAACACAAAAGAGCAAGTTTGGCGCATACCGCTTAGCTGGTCAAGCTGTTTAGCCCTACGTTCAACATTTAAGGACAACTTAGAGATTGGCGAAGGCCTTTCGGCTTGGGCCCAGCACACAATAACTACCCGTATAGAGCCCTCTATGGCTCTTAGAGAGCTTGAAGAGCACGACGGGGATGAAGACCTGTTCCCGCACCAAAGAGCTGGTGTAGCGTATCTAGCGACCGCTAGAAGGGCTCTCTTGGCCGACGAACCAGGCTTAGGTAAGACCGCTCAGGCTATTCGTGCCTTAAAGCTTCTTAGAGAGCAAGGCGAGGATGTTTTTCCCGCCATGATTGTCTGCCCCAACACTTTGAAGAAGAACTGGCAACGCGAATTTCAGAGATGGTGGCCTGAAGTCACTACTCAGGTTATCAAGGGCTCAGCTGCCCAGCGTAAGAAGCAATTTGACGTTTCTGTTGAGAGCAACATCGATGTCTTCATTATTAACTGGGAGTCCCTACGGTCTCACAGCAGACTTGCACCTTATGGCTCCGTTGCGTTGACTCGTTGCTCAGCGTGCGGGGGCCACGACGAAAGTATTAGTGAAACCCGTTGCGAAGTCCACATTCGTGAACTAAACAACATCGAGTTTAAGGCAGTAGTTGCCGACGAAATTCACCGCTCTAAAGACCCCAAGTCAAAACAGACTAGAGCACTGTGGTCAGCTACAGGAGACGCAGACATTCGCTTTGCAATGACTGGTACCCCTATTGCTAATGATGTTGTGGACCTTTGGCCCATCCTGCACTGGCTAGATGCTCGTGAGTGGCCAAGCAAGACCAAGTGGATTGAGCGAATGATTGATACTATGCTCAACGCCTTTGGAGGTATGTTGGTTTTGGGCGTAAAGCCTCACATGCAAGAAGAGTTCTACAAAACTCTCAACCCGCACATGCGTCGCATGTTGAAGCAGAAGGTTCTTCCTTGGCTTCCAGAAGTTATGAACGAGCGCCGAGATGTAGAAATGTCTACTAAGCAGAAAAAGGCTTACGCTCAGATGCGCGACACTATGATTGCTGAACTGGACGATGGACAGGCTCTAACCGCCCCAAGTATCTTGACCCAGACCACTAGGCTCAACCAGTTTGCTAACGCTTACGCTGAGCTAACAGTGGACGAGTCAACAGGAGAGATAAAAGCTACTTTGTCAGAGCCCTCTTGTAAAGTCGATGCTGTGATGTCAGACATAAAGGCTAAAGACTTTGGTGAGGACTCCGTAGCAGTCTGCGCGGTGTCTCGTCAGCTTATCTACTTGCTAAGTGCTGCCATGACAAAGGCTGGGATTAAGCACGGACTTATTACTGGACTGCAGAACGAAGACGAGCGCCAGCAAGCGGTAGACGACTTCCAGAGCGGGCGTATTAAGTGGATTCTTTTCACTGCGCAGGCTGGTGGAGTTGGAATCACCTTGACAGCAGCTCGCAGGCTTATCATGCTTCAACGTCCGTGGTCTTTGGTTGACCACAAGCAGGCTATGGACCGCGTACACAGGATTGGTTCTGAGATACACGACTCAATTATTATTACTGACTACGTTACAGAAGACAGTATTGAAGAGCGAGTTATCCAAGTACTAGAGAAAAAAGCAGACAACTTCGAGCAGATAGTGAAAGATAAAGACCAACTGCTCTCGATGCTCAAGGAAGACAAGGCTAAAAAATGACGATTATGCGAATAAGCAACTCCGAAATTCAGACGTTCAAAGACTGCAAAAGACGCTGGTGGTTTACGTACTACCGCCGTCTACAGCCAACTGAAAAGAAGATGACAGGTGCATTAGCATTAGGCTCTCGTATCCACGAGGCACTAGACCAGCACTACTCAACGGGGGCTCCTCTTATTCAGGCACACACTAAGTTGGTTGAGATGGAGAAAGAGACTCTCTTAACGGACTTTCGTGATGTCACTGAGCTTGAGAAGGAAGCTGAGCTAGGGCACATTATGCTTGAGGGCTACCTCCAGTGGGTTGAGGAGAACGGAATTGACTCCGAGCTTGAAATGATTTCTACAGAAGAAAAGATTACGATGCCAATGTTCAACGGAGAAGTTGAGCTGCAAGGCAAGCTGGACATGCGTGTTCGTCGCAAAATAGACGGTGTTCGGATGTTCAGAGATTTCAAAACTGTAGGTGGCTCTCTTAGCGACTTCGCAAACTTGGCCCCAATGAATGAACAGATTATGACGTACATGTTGCTTGAGCAACACCAGAACAAGGGAGACGACCGCTCAGAGGGAGGAATCTTTACACTTCTAAAGAAGGTTCGTCGCACTGCTGCTGCCCGCCCTCCGTTCTATGACCAAATAGAAGTACGTCACAACGTGTTTACCCTCAGGTCTTTTTGGGACCGTATCCACGGAACTGTTGCAGACATGATGCGTGTTCGCACTGCTCTAGACGACGGACAAAGCCACGCCTTCCACGCTTACCCAAGCCCTTCTAGGGATTGCAAGTGGAAGTGCCAATTCTTCACTGTATGCACGCTTATGGACGACGGTTCTGCCGCCGAACAGGCGATTGAAGCAATGTACGAAGTAGCAGACCCATATGCATACTATGGAGAAACAGACAAAAAAGGAAGTGAGTGACGTATGAGTGAAGTACAACGGTCTTTGACCGTAATGGTCTACGGTGAATCAAAGGTGGGTAAATCCTCCTTCGCCGTAACTGCTCCTTATCCACGTCTCATGCTTGACGTTGAAGGTGGGCACAGATTCTTGCCTATTGTCACCAAGTACTGGGACCCGATGAGGGAGGAACCGCCAGTAGCTGATGGAACTTGGGACACAGTTGTTGTCACAGTCCGTGACTACGATGTTGTGATGAAGGCATTCCAATGGCTTCAGAGCGGCAAGCACCAGTTCAAGTCCTTGATTATTGACTCCATCTCGGAGCTACAGGTCAAGTGCATTGACAACATTGCAGGTAGCGAGCAAATGAAGATGCAACAGTGGGGCGAACTACTTCGCCACATGGGTGGGCTTCTTCGTGACCTTCGCGACTTGACAATGCACGCTACAAACCCTCTTGAGGCAGTCGTGCTAACGGCTATGTCTCAGGTTACGCAGGATGGACGTCACCGTCCGTACCTGCAGGGGCAACTAAAAATCATGGCACCGTACTTTTACGACATCCTCGGTGCCTTGACTATTGAAGAGTTCCCAAGTCAAGACCCAATGGGAGCTCCTTATAAAGTTCGTAGGCTTTACGTCGAACGAACAAAGGACTACGAAGCAGGTGAGCGTGTTCAGGGTCGATTGGGCACAATCGTTGAGCAGCAAAACCTAAGCATCGAAATGATGCTTGACACAATCTTCGGACCTAAACAGGCCGAAAAGACAAATAACAACAAGAAAAATAAGGAAGAGGTATAAACATGAGTTCACTTAATTGGGGAGAACTAATCAAGGATGCTGCTGACTCAGGAGCATCAAACATAGAAGCACTGCCAGATGGCGACTACGAGCTAAAAGTAATCGAGTCTGAGGCAAAGACGTCCCAGTCTGGAAAAACTATGTTCGCAATCAAGTGCCAGGTTCAGGGTGGAGCAAACGCCAACCGTCTCGTATGGGACAACTTGGTAATCTCGCCTGAGAACGCAACAGCTTTAGGAATCTTTTTCCGCAAGATGTCTGCACTTGGTCTAGACAAGGAAGGCTTCTTTGACCGTGAGCCAAGCGCCTCTCAAATTGAGCAGGCAATGGTTGGCCGCGGTTTCCGTGGACAGATTGGTTCACGTGTTTACAATGGCCAGAAGCGAAATGAGATAAAGAACTACTACGTCTCCTCGAGCGCTTCAGTTGCTCCTGCACAAGCAGCGCCAGCTCCTGCTGCTGCTGCACCAGCTCCAGCTCCTGCTCCAGCGCCAGCTCCAGCTGTTGCAGTCTCTGCACCGTCTGCACCGTTCTAAGCAATAGCTTGACTAACTCGGATTGCCGCTCAGAGTTCTGGGCGGCTTTCTGGGTTTACCAAAAAACTTTAGGGAAGTAGCACAATGAAAGTTCTAATCACAGGCTCCACTGCTCAGCAGAGTTCTTTGAAAACTGCGGCAAGGTTCACCACCTTTGCGGCGCTAATGTACAAGTCTCTTACGGACTCTGGCGCTTCTGTGGACTTTATCGAGCCTTCATCGCGAATGAGTAAAGAAGAGCTATCTTCTTACGACGCTGTCTTGGTAGGTATTGCTCCTCCAACAAGCCTCTCTGCAAACAAAATCTATCCAGCGTTTGCCATTGCAAATAAAGCCAGAGAGCTTGGCAACTTAATAATTTTTATTGACGCACCTGAGCCTTATAAACTACAGGCCTCAATCAAGTCTTGCTACTTAAATGTTTCGGACTTAAAAAAGGATTTCTACAGCCGTCGCAATAACTATGACGAGTTGTTGACGGATTCAGAGTTCTCAGCGGATGTCTACAGCTTTATTGAGTACTTGTACACGCAAGAGTGGCCTACAACAATTTTTTCAGCGCTACCTTGGTCAGACATAGCCTCTCTAACGTCGGCTCTTCCCAACATTAACTCCTCTAAACTCTTCGGGGTAAATTTGGACTATCAAATCCTGCAAGAGGCTCCTCTATCTGTAGTCACACACCCTGAGCAGACTTTCTGGACTTGTGACGCCCCTAAGACTAAATGGGCAACTTCTATAGAGAAGACTCTTCGCCACCCAATGACCCCTGTGAGGCACAGCAAGTGGGAGAACAGGGACGAAATTGCGGACCGCATGTCTGGGTCCATTGGCACTTTAGTCTCCACCTACCGCTCCTCAGAGCCTTGGTGGACCCCCTTCCTAGCAGAGTCGTTGGCACTCGGTAAGCCTGTAGTAACTGACTGGCGTTTCAGCTCTGAATTAGGCGCTCACTGGAGCCATCTAGCGAGCACTGTTGAAGAGATGTCTGTCCTAGAGAGGGCAGAGCTTGCTAATTCTCAGAGGAGTGTGTACCTCAATGCAACATCATCTAGTGGCCAAACAAAACTCTTTGAAGCCATTCAAACTATGAAATCAGAGATAAGTTTGGCTAGTAAGTAATTACCTATCAATCTATAAACGAAAGGAGTCCCAAAATGGGACTAGACATAAATTGGATTAAAACCCAACTGCAAGCAGCTAAAGTTCGTAAACCAGTTGGAGATGCCACAATGAAGCTAATTGAGGTTTTAGACTCAATCGAGCTGCCCGATGAGCACAGAGAGAAAACTGTTGAAATGTTTTCTAAATTAGCCTTGGGCCACGTTTTCACTAAAGACAAAAAGAATGAACTGTGGGCTCAAGCGCGTTCTGGAGACATCAAAGTCACAGACCAAGTTCGTGTACGTTCAGACGCTTTCTCAGGTGATACTGGCACAATACACAACGGGCGCAGAGGCGTAGTTGTTGGGGTTCGCTATGGAGACATCATTGTGAACAGTACCGACGATAAAGCTCCCCTCCTAGAAGGAGCTCACTATCCTCCTCAGATGCTTGAAAAGTTGGTAGTTAGAATTGACTAGCACTACCTTCAAGTTTGAAGTATCGGGAGATTCGTATGACGGGCTTAAAATCAAAGCAGATTCTCTAATAGCTAACTTTCTTAGAGATGAAGATGAGCCTGATTTCGAAGATGAAGAATATCTGACTAGCTACAGCGTAAACTATGAAATGGTTGTAAGCGAAAATCAAGATATGTCAAACGATAGCAACTACACAGCGGAAGTTACGGCAAGGATAAAACATGGAAGAGACTAACAAAGACTCAGCGGAGCAGCCACCAAGAGTGGAAGCACTTCGTGAAGCGGCTAAAATTATCTCGGGAGACCGTAATAAGCAGTATGGCGGCCCAGAGGATAACTTTACGAACATTGCCAAGGTGTGGTCAGTCCTCTTTAAAAGAGAATTTACAACCGAAGATGTTGCTATGGCTATGGTTGGCCTTAAGGTAGCTCGCTATGCTGCTAATTCTGGCTTTCAACCTGATACCTGGATTGACATTGCAGGGTACGCAGGGTGCGGTTACGAAGTAGGAAAATTGCTTCACGAACAATCAGACAATTAATAGCTAAAACTTAAAGACAGAAAGACAAAAGTGCCGAACCCTAGAGAACCCTGGAATTACGAAGAACCTGCCTGTGCCGAAGTAGGGACAGCTTTGTTCTACTCTATTGACCCAGATGTCTCGTTTAAAGGCGCTAGGTGGGAAGACCCGTACATAAGTGCGAGGGAAGTTTGCGGCACTTGCGTTCACAAGTTAGAGTGCGCTGAGTGGGGCATTGTGTATGAAGAGCACGGAATGTGGGGAGGATTAACTCCTAGAGAACGAGCCAAAATTCGCGCTAGGAACCCCGTAAAGATACCTAAAATCCAATTGCCTCTTTGGGTAAGACGGTAGAATATATGTATGAGTTCAAACCGCCCAGAAGTTCCTCTGCCGACCTGTGAAAAGTGTTGGCTAAAAACTCATGCCCACTGGGAGCCTGAAAGCATTGACGACTCTGGAAATATCCTTATGCGCCTCAAGGGCGTTGACGTCCCGATAAAACACAACACTGGCTCTGTAGAAACTTGCCACCTGTGCGGGGAAATAACTGTTTCTGGGATTTACTCCCTAGACACCGAGGACAAAAAGCTTTTTAAAAAGAGTGTTAAAAAAGGTTTTGAACTAATCGAAGAGCCTGGCAGAGAAGAAGACTATCTGTGAAAGATATCAGGCACGGTGAGCACCTCTGGTTTCAGTGGAGCGGGAGTGACTATTTCTCTGAGAATGACTCGGAGCTAATATTTTGCACAATCGGGCACATAGACATGGACAACGAGATTGTTCGCAGAGCTTTGGCTTCTGTGCTTCAACGTGACGGAGTTGTTGACTCCTTGGGCGACGGATTTAAGTTTCTAGAAGACCGCGACATCCATGCTGGTTGGGCTGGAATTCTGCCAGATGAAAACGAATACACGTATTGTGACGAAGATGGCGAGACACAATATGGCGATTCCATAGAAAAGCCTGAAGAATTTACTTGGATAGAGTTTTAGTTTATAGTATTTAGTGTAAGGTTTTTATAGTTTTCTAAGGTAGTATAGAAGCCGTGTGGAAACCAGCAGATAATCTAAAGTGGCAGGCCCAAGCTCTCTGCGCCCAACCCGAGAACATCAACTCAATTGACTGGTTTTTTTCTAAAGAGCCAAAAGAAAAATACGATGCAAAAAATTTATGTTTTAGCTGCCCTGTAAGAAAACAGTGCCTCCA